ATCGAGCAGATGGAGGCCACTAAGCCGATCAGCTGTAATGTCTATATCAAGAAGGATGCTCCGACATCTCAGGAAGATGGCGAGATGGCTCCAGCCAATGGCTGCACAAAAGACTTCATTGATGTCCCCGACAATCAGGCACAGCTCAAGGCCGTTGAGATCGCTGCCAAGCTCAAGGGTATGTTCAATCGCATGGATGACGAAGAGCAGACGATCCCAGTCAAGCTGACATTCAAAGTCCCTGCCAACTGGAGGCCGAAGGAATGAAGGTTCTCGAAGAGCGAGACTTTACCCTCCAGCCTTTCCAAGCCGAGTTTACTTATTGCAGATCTCCGTTCCCTGCCTATATAGGCGGCTGGGGAACTGGCAAGACGCTCTGCCTGATCGCACGATCGCTGATCTATTCCGAGATGATCCCCAACAATCTGGGGTTTATTATCCGCAGGGAGTTCGAGGATCTCCGAGACTCTACGATCCGAGACTTTGAGAACTACACTGGCATGAAGGTCAACAGCAAAAGAGAAGTTGAGCTGCCCAACGGATCCATGATCTGCTTTCGGCACTTTGAAGAGCTGCTGCAAGCTGGCACGAAGGGACACAAGAATCTCCAGAATGTCAATCTGGGCTGGGCAGCGATCGAGCAGGCCGAGGAACTGGAGACTGATCGAGCCTTCTGGCTCTTGTTCGGCAGGCTCAGGCGAGCAGTGGATCCGACAGAAGAGTTCAACAGGTGGCATCTGCCGCAGCGGTCAATCTTCCTGATCGGCAATGTGGCTGGCGATAACTGGATCAAGCGGATCTGGAAGTCAGGCGAGGTTGAGAACAAGGATCTTCAGGGCAAGTTCAAGCTGATTGAGGCCATGACAATGGACAATGCCAACAATCTGCCCAAAGACTTCCTTGAGAATCTTGAGATCATCAAGGTAAAAAAGCCTGAGATGTATCGCAGATATGTCCTCAATGACTGGTCAGCGGAAGTGGATGCCGCAGTGTTCAAGGGACTGGACAGGATCAAGCATGGCGTGTTCATGGCTCCCGACAAGCTGGATCCAGATGTTGAGTATTTGATGGGCGTGGATCTGGCCAAGACTCATGATCACAATGTGGTGGCGGTGATCAATGCGAGGACAAAGCACTTTGACTATATTGCCAGATGGAACAAGACAAGCTGGAGCCTGACGAAGGAACGGATCCTCAAGATCGCTGAGAAGTTCAGGCATGCCCTGACATTCATTGATGCGACAGGCGTGGGCGATCCTATCGTTGAGGATCTCCAGAGAGCAGGCCTCAGGGTATATTGCGAGAAGGACAAGCCGCATGCAGGGATCAAGTTCACGAATACCCTGAAGGATCAGATGGTGGAGCGGTATGCTGTGGCGATCCAAGAGAAGATGGTCTCATGGCCTGATCCTGAGGATCTGAGCGAGGACGATTCCGAGCTGATGAGGACATGGATCCAAGAGCATAAGCTCTACAAGGCCGAGCTGACGGCCAGCCGCAGGATCATATACGGATCCCCTGAAGGCGAGCATGATGACTGTGTAACGGCAGGGATGCTGGCCTGCTGGGGACTCTTTGGTGAGCTGTATGAGGTCTATCATGAGGACAAGCCCAAGACATCAGGGCAGCGGTTCTGGGATGTGGTGAAGGCCGACATGGAGCGGACGAAGAACAGGGATGCTGATGTCGAAGAGGATGAGATCGAGATCATGGAAGAGGGTGCGGAGCGGCTGGAGGATTAGCACCCTATCCCTTCGAGTGCTAAATGTTAAGTGTGATCTGTGGATAACTCCCCGAGCGAAAAGTCTCTAATAATCTGTAATAATATTATGGGATCGGCAAAAACAGCAAAAATCGTTTTTCTTTATATAATCTCACTTTTTTCTTGATAAATAGTTAAAAATGTGTAAGTCATTATATTCATTGAAGTAATACTTTGTTCATACAAGGTATGAACAGCGTCAAATTTAGTTGCTCTGAAGATGAAGATTAAGATAAAGATAAAGAGAGAGAGGGCTATGCCCTCCCCTCTCCCTGTGGATAACTTTTAAGACGAAAACGAAAAGCAAAAACTGGTCTCTATGGGGAAAGACAAAAAGATTTTTTTTGACAGATCTGTTTTCATAGTATATCTTTGATGTCAAAAGGGAGGGGATCATGTTCGGATGCCAGAAGTGCAAAGCACTGGAAAAGCACAACGAATATTTGCAGCGAGTGATTGACAGCCTTCTCAAGCATGTGGGTGCGGATCCAGCGAGAGCTGACAAGTCTCTGGCCGATCAGATCCCGAAGATCATTGACGAAGAAGAGGCACAAGGATCCGAGGATCCAGCCGAAGAGTTCGGACAATAGGAGGACACATGGCATCCAGAAAGTATATCAGCTTAGGCCGCTTGGAAAAAGAGATCGAGGCTTGCTCCCCGACTCCAGTCAGCGATCGCAAGAAGAGGACAATCTATCCTTATTTTTGCATCAACAGGACGGATCTCAATCTTCCCAGCGACAAGGTGGGCAAAGAGTTTGAGGCCGAGGTCAAGCTCTATGTGAAGAGCAAGCGAGTTGAGAAGAATCCCGAAGAGGAAAAGTTTGAATACGAGTTTGAAGTAAGAGCCATGCGGTTCCCCGAATCATCCAAAGGAAAGAATGTGCAAGAGCAGATCGAAGAAGGCCTTGAGGATGAGCGAGAAAAAGGAGCGTAACTTATGGCCTTAGAACAGGCGATCTCTGCCGCTTTGAAAGAAGTCCAGAAGGGCGAAGGGAAAGAAGTCTCCGCATCAAAGAAGAAGGCCGCTGCATCCCCTCAGGATCTCCAGAAAATCAAGAAGATAACGGATCAGGTTGAGACGATCAGGCAGAATCGGACTGTCTTTGAGCGGCAATGGCTGATCAATCTGGCGTTCCTCTACGGCAAACAATATTTCACGATCGAGAAAAAGCCTGTCTCTTCCCTTGACGAGCGGATCTACTGGGAACTGAAGAACATGGAGCGGAAGAAAAAGACGAGGCGAGTCTCCAACTATATCCTGCCGCTTTACAGATCGCTGCTTTCCAAGATGATGATGATGAAGTCAACAGTGAATATCGAGGCCACGACAAACACTGAGAGGGATCGGGGAGCGGCCAAGATCGCTCAGGAATGTTCCGAGGACTTTTTCCAGAACTGTAACAAGAACAATCCGATCCTCTGCCAAGATTATGCGAGCATGCAGCTTATCCTCAAGCAGCTTTTCTCTTATTGTCTCTCAATGGGTAACGGCTGGCTATATCCTTTCTTCAATCCCAAGACGAGGACAAAGGCGTTCCTTGCTGGGAAGATCTCCGAGGATGTCGAGATCGGGGAGGTTGAGGTTGAGGTGCTGCACAATTTTGATGTCTTTGCGGATCCGCTCAGGCGGTATGTGATCAGGCAGCGGATCATGAGCCTTGAGCAGATCAAAGATCTTTACGGCATGGATGTCGAAGATGAAAAGCTCCAGCTGGATGACTATGCCTCAAGGCTGGTCAACATGATCGAGGGATCCTATGATGTGAAGTATGATCGAGCGGCCAGAGTCTATGAGAAGTGGGAGCTGCCCTCATCCAAGTTCAAGAAAGGGCGGCATATAGTGGCGGCAAAAGAGGCGATCCTGATGGAAGAGGATCTCCCCGAAGAGTATAAAGGCCGCTTGCCGCTCCAGAAGTTCGATTATCTGGATCTCCTGTTCGGCATGGTTCCCTATGCCCAGAGCATGGTGGAGCAGCTGGTCAGCCTTCAGGAAGAATATAACTACACGATCACAAGGCTGGCAGGATATAAGAAGTGGATGGCTGGCAAGGTCATGATTCCGAGGAAGAGCAAGATCTCCAGCAAGTGGGATGACGAAGTTGGCCAGCTGATATTTTTCAATACAGGGTTCGGGGTTCCGCAATACATGAATCCTCCTGCCCCTCCAGCGTTTTTGGGCGAGGACATCATGAGGATCCGCAGGGACATGGAAGATATTGCTGGAGTCCATGACACATCACTGGGCAGGATCCCTCAGCAGGCGAAGTCAGGCGTGGCGATCGAGAACTTGTCCGAGCTGGACACAAGCCAGCTGGCTCCCCAGCTTGTGAGCATGGAGCAAAAGCTGTCATTCTTCATGGAGACTGTGCTGGAGATCATGCAGACGAAATACGCTGAGGGCAGGTTCCTTGAGATCACTGGCGAGCTATACGGCCAAGAGGTCAAGTCATTCAAGGGAGCCGACATCATAGGCAATCGCAGGGTCAGGGTATCTCTGGGATCATCCATGCCCAACAGCAAGCAGGCCAGACAGACATTCATCCTTGAGCTTGAGAAGAGAGGATTCATCTCTAAAGAGAAGGCAAAAGAGCTTTTGGAGTTCGGGGATGTCGAGGGGATCTACCATTCGCTTGACGAGCAGGCGGCCAAAGAAGAGAACAACAACTTGATCGGGGATCAGTTCCAAGTTCAGGCCGAGCTGTGGGAAGATCATCCTGTGCATCTCAAGACTCATACTGATTTTATGAAAACAGCGGACTGGATGAAACTGCCAGATCCAGTCAAGCAGAAGTTCATTAAACACATGAAACAGCATCAACAGTTCTTGCTGGCCGAGTCAACGGCTGCCTCAGGTGGCGAGGGCAAGCCTCCGCTGCCAGCTCCAGCTATGCCGCCAGCAGGTGGAGGGATGCCAGCATGAAGGTAGGCGAAAGAGGACTCAAGATGTCGAGCGGAGAGACGAGGATGTTCCAGACGGCCAAGAAGAGAGACGATTTTGAAAGAGTGGCTCAGGCCGTAAAGAATGGATGGAAACCTTCTGGGAAAGGCAATGCTTTTCAGGAGGCTGTGAATAAGGTGAAGGCTTAAAACAAGCTGCCTGATCCAGCGAGTGGCAATCAGGCCAAAACAAGGAGGAACACATGTTTATATTTGATCTCTTGATGCCAAAACTTTTCATGAGCTTTGCTCCCGAAGGGGATGAAGGCGAAGGCAGCTCCGACAAAGAAGAGAAGGAGCTGGAGGATCTTCTGGATCCCAAAGAGAAAGACGAGGACGAAGGGAAGGAAGAGGAAGGCGAAGAAGATAAGGGCAAGGAGAAAGCCGCTGAGAAGAAAGACGAGAAGAAGGAAGATCCCAAGCCCGAAGATGAAGAGTTCGATCTCAAGGATCTGGGCAAGCTCAAGAAGAGCGAGCTGAAGGATCTCTTGGAGAAGGGCAAGGATTACACGAAAAAGACTCAGGACTTGTCCGAGAAGGAGAAGAGCGTCAAGGAACTTCAGGACTGGGCTGAGGTTGTCAAAGGCAATAAGAAGGCAGTGGAGCATCTGATCAAATTCTCATCCAAGCTCATGAACAACAAGGGCGAATATGACGAAGAGCTGCTTGATCGGCTGAACAATGCTTTAGAGAATAAAGTGGAGGGAGCCAAGACTGGGCTGAAAGCTCAGGAGATCCAGCTGTCGAAAGAACTGGAAGAGTTGGATCCAGAGTCTCCCATGTATAAGGTTGTAAAGGCCTCACTCGATCAGATCCAGAGCCTCCAAGAGAGACTGGATAAGGCCGACAAAGAGGCGAATGAGGCGAAAGAACGGAAGGCTCAGGAGGATTATAAGGCTCAGGTGGTTCATGCCCAGCAAGTCTATCGCACGACACTGGACACGCTGACTGACGAAAAGGATCCGAAGGGCTTGAAGTTTGATGCAGAATCCAGCAGGAAGATCTGGGAGTCCCTTGTGTCCAGCTACATGAAGGACAATCCGAAGGACTACAAGGACGAGGCTGATTTTGTGAATACCCTGAAGGATGTTGGCCGAGCTTGTCATACTTCCCTGAGCAAGTTCTCAGAAGAAGTGATCGCAGGCTATCTCAAGAAAAAGGGAAAGTCAACGGATTCCGAAGAAGGGGAAAGCAAGCCTAAAGGAAAAAAAGACGATCACAAGATTGTCTCAGCCGACAGCAGGGCTGCCTTTGAGGATTCGATCGCTGGGGCGTTACAAGAAGAGATGGCGAAAACCTAAAAACAAAATAAAGGATGGTGAATCATGGCACTTACGATCAGCAATATAGGTGCAGTCCTGAAGAAGATAATCATACCCACGATTCAGGATCAGCTCCCGAAAGAGAATGTTCTCTTCAACAAAATCCAGAAGAATGTGGGCGTGAGGATAGCGAACAATCAGATCTACATTGCCGCAAGGACTGGGCGGCACAGCGGCATATATTCCGCTGCGGAAGGTTCCGAGCCGTTCACTGGCAAGGCGAAATACGAGCAGCCTTACACCGACATGACTTACTGCTTTGGAACGCTTGAGCTGACGGATCAGGCGATCGAGGCGGCAAAGACTGGAGATGTCAAGGCGATTGCCAGCATACTGTCAACTGAGATCTCTGCCCTGAAGGATGACTTCAAGAGCGATCTCAACAGGATGCTCAACGGAGCTGGCACTGGTAAGCTCTGCTTGACGAATGGCACTGGTGCGAACAGCACGACTCTCCTTGTGGACGGAAACCCTGCTGGCCTTGATGGGAACTTCTATCTGGCCGAGGGGATGTATATCCAGTTTGGGACTGGTTCCACTGCCCAGATCGAGGCTCTTGTTGGCACGACTGGTGCGACTCTGGCCGCTGGATCTACATGGTCAAATGATGTAACGATCACCAAAGCCTATGATGCGGAGCCTATGGGTATAGCTGGCATCATAGATGATGGGGACAATGTGGCCACGATCCAGAACATACTCAGGGCGAGCTACAACTGGGCGAACAGTCCGACTTACGACACCAGCACGACTCTGACTGAGGCGAACATGATTGATCTCTACCTCAGGACGAGACAGTATGGTGGGGCGAAAGTCATCACTATGGGCAAGACTCTCTTTGCCAAGTATGGGGCATTGCTCCTGAGCCTCAAAAAGACGAGAGATCTCAAGGAAGTCCTCAGTGGCGGCTGGAAGGGTCTGGAGTTCATGGGCGGTGATGTCGGAGTCATGCTGGATTATGACTGCTGGGATGGCTATGTCCAGATGATCGACTTTGACGCTCTGACAATGGCCGAGATGAGCCAGCCTTTCGCATGGCTTGAGGCTGACGCTTATGGCGGCATACTCAAGAGATCGGCCACGAACAGGACGATCTGGGAAGGGACGCTCAAGTATTACTTCAATCTTGTCGGCTTGAAGTTCAAGTCAAGCGGCAGGTTGAGCGGCCAGACGGCATAGTTCAAGGGATCGCTTGGGAGGGGATCCTTTCGGGGATCCTCTCCCAGCTCTCTCAAGGGGAGGGGAGAGATGGCAGACGATAAGGCATTAAGAAGAGCGGACACACGAAACATCAAGGATGACAACTTTGCTTTCGGCAGGTATGTAAACTCAGAGGCGATCGAGGGCGGCAAAAAGCTCTTGAAACAGGCCGAGGCCGAGCATAGGAAGAGAAAAGAGTGGGCTGACAAGGAAGTGCATCAATCAGCCAAAGATGCCGCAACATACATTGCGGCCAAAGTAAAGGGACGGATCTGGGGCAGCGGCCAGCGATACTGCTGCGGTGAGTGCGAATATAACGGCATGGGGATCCAGAAAGACGGAAGATCACTTTGCGGATGGGCGTGTAACAACGGAGAATATTTTACACCGAAAACGAAAGCGGAAGGGGAGGAAGATCATGATAAAGAACATCAGCGACAAAGCAGTGGTCATCAGGTGGGACGGCAAGGAACGGACGCTCCAGCCGAATGAGATGCTGGACATCAGGGACATGAATGTTCCTCATGATCAGGTGGCGTTGACGGAAGGCAAGATCGGATCCAAGCTGACTGGTCAGGTCATTCTGGTGCATACCAAGACGGAGCTTTTGGGCAGGGAAGATATACGCAAGCAGCAGGCCGAGATCGACAGGAAAGAGGCCGAGATCGCTGCAAGAGAGAAAGCTGTGGCCGAGAGAGAGGCAGCGGCTCAGGCCAGCGGTAAGGGTAAAGGGAAAAAGACTGCCGAGGAATAAAACAGAGCAGGACTAAGGGGCAGGGCAGATCTTTGGGATCTGTGTCCTGCCCCAGATCCTGACGATAAGGAGACAACATGCTGATCTCCGAGATTATAGCAGAGATCCAACTTGAGGTAGGAGGCGATTCAGCGGACACTACGCTGGGGACGCTGCTTTTGGGTTTTATGAAGGGAGCCTTGCGGATGCTCCCTCTGGGTGCGAGAGATCGCACTCTTGTCGGCATTGAGACGGCCACGCTTGCTGCCAGCGGCCAGAGCATAACGCTGCCCACTGGGTTCATCAAAGAAGTCTCTGATCAGTCAATCTGGTATGTTGACGGAGGACACAGGGAGATCATCCAGCGGTATCAGGCAGACAATTTCAGGCAGATCTATTCAACAGGGATCACAGGCAATCCTTCATATTATCGCATCTACGGCAAGACAATGGAGTTTGATGTCAAGAGTCAAGAGGCGAGGACGATATATTGCGAGTGCTTTAAGGAAGTATCAAGCATCCTCACGACAGACACATTCTTTGGGAACGACACAGTGCTGGCCACTGTCAAGGCACTGACGAAACATATATATTATCACGATTACGAAGAGGACGAGTCCAGAGGCAAGGCTCAGCTGGCGATCGCTCAGGACATGATGGCCGAGCTGGATGGCACATACATGGAAGAAGAGCTTGGATCTCATGTGGAGGAAGCATAATGCCGAACAATATATCCACTCAATCGAGCATCAGGAAGTTTGTTGTCCAGCTTTTGCAGAAGGATCCCGATCCTGAGAAGGCTGTCTGGCTGGTGATCTGGGGCAGGAAGGACAAGGACATTGACGGCAAAGACATTTACATGCCTGACGATAGAGAAAAGCATACGCTGGAAGAGCTGCGAGGCGAGCTTGCATCACTCAGCAATAAGGAAAAGCTGGTCAAGGAACTGATCAAAGAGATCGAAAAGCAGATGTAAGGAGGCGAGATGAGCGGCACTATCAATGATGAAAAATACGAGTTTTACTGCACAGCTCTTGGCCTTCCGTATAACTGCGGCAAGAACATTGACGATCTTGAATACGACTGGCTGGCCGCTCAGGTCAGTGGGTATGTAACGCTGACAGGCCTTGAGACGAATTGCGATCTCTGGAGCGTGTTCCTCAGGATGCTTGGTTATCCCGAATCACTTGGCACGATCATGGATCGCATGACAGCATGGCTGCAAGGCGATTATGGATATACTGGCACGATCAATGACATGCTCTTGCAATATTATTCAGAGTTTGAAGTGGCTGCATGGCTGCTCACTGATGTGGAGGGCAATCAGCTCAAAGATGTTGACGGCAATTTCTTGATGGTTTTAGCGACAAGCTAACAGGAGGATAAAATGTCAAACAAAATATTCCCAACAGATACAGTGGCAAAGTCTCCGCTTGTTGCGGCAGATCTCTTTCTGATTGCCGATTCCGCTGACACCAACAAAGTCAAGGACATCACAGGTGCTGTCCTCAATACTTTTGTCAGGGGTGCTGGTGGATCTATTGTCATGGCAACAGGTAACACGATCGGGATCGCATCAGGCGGTAACATCACTTTTACTGATGCGACTGTGGACTTGATCTCCATCTTGGCAGCAGCGGTCAAGATAGGCAACGGCACTCCGACACAGACACAGGCTGCCGAGGATCTCTATGTCGAAGGCAAGCTGGAAGTGGACGGCATACTTTATGCGGATGCAGGCTTGACACTTTCCAACGGAGCAATCCTTGCCAATGCCGTAGACAATACTGTAACACTCACTGAGAACTCCGATACATTGTCATGGGTGTTTGATGGTAGTGATATATACCAGAAGTGGAGTGACGGAAGTCTCTATTTAAAATCAGACGAAAGCGCAAATGCTAACACTGTTGTTTTGATTGAAGGGAACGGAACTGGAACAGCCTCCATAGTAATAAAAGATGGCTCTGATGCTAACTATAAAACTCAGTTAGATGTTGTTAATACCGCGGCATCAATAAATCATGGTTCTGGTCTTACTGAATTTGTTATAAACGATAATTCAAGAAATGTTGACACACGCATTGAGACAGACGGAGACGCAAACTTCTTTTTCATTGACGCTGGACTTTCTCGGATGGGTATAGGGACAGCGGTTCCAGAAGGGCGGCTGACAGTTTTCGCTGATGGGACATCCGCAAACCCGAACTTGATTATAGGGCAGTTTAGTGCGGACGCTCTTTCTGCTTATCTTACGATTGCAAAAAGCCGAAGTGCGACAAGAGGAACTTACTCGGCAACTTCTACGGACGATTATCTTGGTTTTATCGAATTTTGTGGTTCTGACTCTGGAAACCTTCGAGATAGGGGAGCAATTATATACGCAAAACAGACAGGTGCGGCAGGTGCTAAAGTTCCAGCTTGTCTCGTTCTGTCGGCATATTCAGACACAGCTGAAGTTGAAGGACTACGATTGACTTCTTCAGAGGTAATAATAAACGAAGGCTCCGCTGATGTTGATTTTAGAGTTGAGACAGACGGAGACGAAAACTTCTTTTTCATTGACGCTGGGAATAATAAAGCAGGAGTTGTTTCTGGTAGTTGGGTTGATGGTAGCTATAACGGAACCTTCAATGTTGTGGTGGCAAATGACAATGCAACTCTTTCATTGGATAGTTACGATAGCGATACTGCCGCCAACTGTGGCACAATCACATTTAGAAAAAGCGACACTATGACAATAGGAACTATTGGGCAGACTGATGATGGTGAATATTTAGGGGCATTGGCTTTTTATGGTGGAACAACAGGCTCTGCTTGGGGTGCAGGAGCCAGAATAATAACACAACAGGATGGAGTTTCTGGAGCAAGTTATATCCCTACAAACATCAGGATGGAAACTTATTCAGCATCTGGGGTTAATACATATCAGCTTGTCCTCCATAATGACGGCAAGGTCTATATCGGGCATAACGCAACTGTTTACACATATGACCAGCTTGAAGTCAACAATGCTGATAACTATACAGGGCAAGGCATAAATTGCTTTAGCGATAATACGACTGGGCATTATTCCTTTTTTCAGCTTTTAAAATCGCATAACGACACGCTTGGAACTTTGACACAAACGATTGACACTGAAATTTTGGGCGAGATAGGTTTCAAAGGGTGCGACAGTGGGAATGTCATTGACTATGGAGTGCGGATAAAAGCTGTTCAAGACGGAGCCGCTGGTGCGAAAATTCCGACAAACTTGATATTGACTACATATTCCGCAACAGCCGAGAACGCAAATCAGCTTGTCCTTCATAATGACGGAAAAATTGGGATAGGGACGGATGCCCCAGCCTATACGCTTGATATAGTTGGAGACCTTGCCTCGCAAAATCATTACCCGAAAGCGGATGACACCTACTACCTCGGCAAGAATGATGATGACACTCCTGCCGCATGGAAAGGCGTGATTGTAAAGGACACGACAAACGGCAAATATTACAGGGTGGAAGTTATCAACGGCACTGTAACGGCCACTGATCTGACGGATTAAGGGAGGAACATGAAGAGATCGAGAGCCATTATTGTCTTGCTGACAGGGTTGATCCTGATCCCAGCGATCGCTGGAGGGTGCAAGAAATACTCTCAGGCCGAATGGGATGCAGGGCGAATCTACATGAAATATGCGAAGATGCCCTTTTCAAAAGATCTAAAATCGGATGGGAAATGGCTCAAGTGCAGGCATAGAGTGGCGATCGTGGCAAGAGACATGATGAAAAGAGGCGAGACTTTTGAGCTGGTTTTCGGAGAGGCCAGCTGGGATGGTAAGCGGCATGTCAGGATCGAGCAGATAGTGGATGGCGAACTTAGGATCATAGATCCCACATGGTCTGACAGTGATCTGGGAAAGCTGATCATAACGGATCGCTGGGAGTTTACCAAAGAGAATCAGAACATGCAGGTGATCAGTTTTGTCAATCACGCTTTGCTGGAGATAGGGGATAGAGAGTTCTATCCCTCAGGGAAGTAACACAAAAAAGGGAGGAAAAGACATGAAGATGACACTCAACTTGTTTGAACGGCTCAGGCTTGTGGACTTTCTGCCGAATAAGGGCGGCATGGAAAAGGCCACGATCTCTGCGGACATCAAGAAAAAAATCGAAGTCTCGAAGGAAGAGATCGAAAAGTATGGTGTCAAAACTTCCGTTCTTGCTGATGGGCGAGCCTCTACCAGCTGGAACGAGAACGGCAGAGAAGAGAAGGAGTTTGACTTCTCCAAGCTGGAGATCGAGATGATAAAAGACGGCTTTGAAGAGAAGAATAAGAAGGGCGAGATCCTTGCGGAGGCGGCCTTCTTGGATCTTTGCAGGAAGATCAAAGCCTTAGAAGTCAAGGAATAGCTCACTCCCGACAAGGGAAGGCTGGGCTTAACTAAAGGAGCTTAATATGATGGGCTTATTTGGAAAGTTATTCATGCCATTTTTATTCATGAGCTTTACGAATGACTGGGACGCAACTGCTCCTGACGATCATACGAAGTTCAAAGTCCAGCCTTCCCATGTCAGGGATGTCAAGACGGATCTGGGCGAGCGGCTTGCCGCTTTCTTTT